ATGCCTACCATTCGGTGGAGAACCTTTCTGATTATTTAACACTAACAATAATGGAGAGACAATTATGTCATCACAAATAACTACAGCTTTTGTACAGCAGTACTCTGCAAACGTACAAATGCTATCTCAACAAATGGGATCGTTATTAAGAGACAAAGTCAGACTAGAAAGTGTTACAGGAAAAAATGCTTTCTTTGATCAAGTTGGCTCAGTAACTGCTGTTTTAAAAACTAGCAGACATTCAGACACTCCACAAATAGATACACCTCACGCTAGACGTAGAGTATCTCTTGCGGATTATGAATTCGCTGATCTAATCGATCAACAAGACAAAGTAAGACTCTTAATAGACCCGACATCGTCTTATGCTCAAGCTGCTGCTATGGCAATGGGAAGAGCTATGGATGATGTAGTAATCAGTGCCGCTTTAGGAACTGCATTTACTGGTGAGACAGGAAGCACATCAACTACATTACCATCTGCACAAAAAATTGTGGAGTCGGGTACTGATGGTTTGACTATTGCAAAATTAAGAACTGCAAAAGAAAAGTTCGATTTAGCAAGTGTAGACCCGTCAATCGCTAGATTTATCGTGGTATCACCTAGACAAATCACTGACCTATTAGGTACAACTGAAGTAACAAGTTCAGATTTCAACACTGTGAAAGCACTCGCAAATGGAGAGATCAACTCGTTCTTAGGTTTTAACTTTATAGTATCAAACAGACTATCTATCGCATCTTCTAAAAGAAAATGTATTGCCTTCGCACAAGATGGTATTACATTAGGTGTTGGTAAAGATGTTCAAGCTAGAATAGACGAAAGAGCAGACAAATCGTATGCTACTCAAGTTTACTACTGCATGAGCATTGGAGCAACGAGAATGGAAGAAGAAAAAGTGGTAGAAGTTCAAGCACACGAAGCGTAATAAGGAGGATAAAATATTATGGCAAATTCAATACAACAAGCGAAAATTGCTGCTACTCCTTCTGAGAAAGTAAAGACTAACGAACTTGCAGGTAGAGTTCGAGTAGCTTTTGCTGAGTACGAAGCGAGTGCAGAACAATCAACTATTCATATGTTTAGTTTACCAAATGGAGCTAGAATCCTTGGTGGTAGACTTGCACATGATGCACTAGGTTCATCAACTACATTATCAGTTGGTCATAACGCATACATTGATTCATCAGGATCAACAGTAGCTCTTGACGTTGATGAGTTCAAAGCGGCTGCTTCTTCAGCATCTGCTTCATCTGCTGCTATTGCAACAACAATAGCTTTAGGTGAGAACTCAGTTGTGAACGCTGATAAAGATGGTATCCCAGTTTCTGTAACTATTGCAGGAGCTAATGGTACTGGAACTATTCAGTTGCACATGACTTATGTTATAGACTAATCAATAATTTAGGTGGGGGAGAAATCCCCCATCTTTCTTTATGACAAGAGCTAGATTTGACCCAAGACTCATAGATATTTACAAAGAGCCTAGACTTTTGTTGCATTTTCAATGGGGAAACGATAATAAGATTTATAGATATGCTTTAGTTGAAAAAATTGATATAGGTAGTATCAACGAATTAACAAAGCAAAAGAAAGATGAATTAAATCTTTCTAACGAGGACATTTGGAAAAAATATGGCATCAATAGTAGACATCTGTAATGGAGCATTAAATCAACTAGGAGCAACTACTATTCTTTCACTTACAGAAGATTCAAAGAACGCAAGACTTTGCAATGCAAGATATACACAAGTTAGAGACGCATTATTTAGATCACATCCTTGGAACTGTTTACAAAAGCGAGTAGAACTTGCAGCAGATACAGCTACACCTGCTTGGGGTTTTAGTTCACAATATACTTTACCATCAGATTGTATGAGACTACTTCGTATATTAGATTTTGATTCTAATTACAAAGTAGAAGGTAGAAAAATATTAAGCAACGCATCAAGCATGAAAATTTTATATGTTGCTAGAATTACTGATCCTAATGAGTATGATGAATTATTAAGAGAAACTATATCAGCTGCATTAGCAGCAGACATTGCATATGGAGTTACATCTTCAAATCCTGTAACTCAAAATATGTATCAACTGTTTCAAGATAAATTAAGAGACGCTAGATTTGTAGATGCTACTGAAGGTCAGAATACATCACCTGATCTTGGTATGACAGATGAAATAGAGTCAAGTACATTTATAAACTCAAGGTATTAACACATGGCTAGAGTTGCAGCACAGCTGACCAACTTTACAGGTGGAGAACTTTCACCACGTTTAGATGGTCGTAATGATCTAACGAAGTATTCTTCAGGCTGTAAAACGCTTGAAAATTTTATTGTATATCCACATGGTGCTGCCGCAAGACGACCTGGCACAACATTTATAGCTGAAGTAAAAAATCACAATCAAAAAGGTAGACTTATACCTTTTGAATTTTCAACAACACAAACTTACATCTTAGAATTTGGTAATCAGTTTATTAGAATTTATAAAGATCAAGGACAAGTACAATCAGGTGGTTCGGCAGTAGAAGTAGCCACACCTTATTTAGAAGCAGAGCTTTTTCAAATTAAGTTTGCACAAAGTGCTGATGTTATGTACATAACACATCCTAATCACGCTACAAGAAAACTATCAAGAACATCTCATACATCTTGGACTTTAACAGAAGTTGATTTTACCAATGGACCATTTCAAGATACAAATGTTTCTACAACAACTTTAACACCAAGTGGTACAACAGGTTCAGTTACGATTACTGCATCAGCAAGTACGTTTGTTTCAACAGATGTAAATCGTTTAGTAAGAATAGGAGATGGTATTGCAAAGATAACAGCATTTACATCGGCAACAGTTGTTACAGCTACAACGTCTACAGACTTTGCAAATACAAATGCAAGTACAGATTTTTCTTTAGGTGCATTTTCTACAACAACTGGTTTTCCAAGTTGTGTTACATTTTTTGAACAGCGATTGGTTTTTGCAGGAACAACGAATCAACCACAAACAATATTTTTTTCAAAATCAGGTGATTATGAAAATATGGATGCAAACATTGGAGGCACTGTAGCTGATGATGATGCAATGATTTATACTATAGCATCTAACCAAGTTAATGCCATTAGGTTCATGACAGCTACGAGAACTTTAATTATTGGAACAGCGGGTGGTGAGTTTACTGTATCAGGAGGAGGTACGGATAGTGCTATCACGCCAACAAATATATTAATTAAGAAACAATCAAATCATGGTGCAGCAAATGTAGATGCCATAGCTGTAGGTAACGCTACATTATTTTTACAACGTGCAAAAAGAAAGATTAGAGAACTAGCTTATAACTTTGATGTTGATGGTTATCTTGCACCTGACATGACAATACTTGCAGAACACGTTACTGAAGGTGGTATAACACAGATGGCTTATCAACAAGAACCTAATCAAATTATTTATGCTGTTAGAGGTGATGGTGAACTTATTGGTTTGACATATCAAAGAGAACAACAAGTTACAGCTTGGCATAGACACGTGTTTGGTGGTGTCTTTGGTTCAGGTAAAGCTATATGTGAAAGCGTAGCTGTCATACCTACAGATGATACAGAGTATGAAGTTTATGTTATTATTAAAAGAACTATTAATGGTGCAACAAAAAGATATATAGAAGTTTTAAATACATTTGATTTTACAACAACCGATAATACTACATTTAATTTTTTAGATTCACAACTATCTTATAGTGGTAGTTCAACAACAACACTTTCAGGTTTATCACACCTTGAAGGACAAACAGTTTCAATATTAGCTGATGGTGCTACACATCCTGACAAAGTAGTAAGCAGCGGTGCAATAACTTTAGATCGTGCTGTAACCAAAGCTAAAGTAGGTTTGAGTTATAGCTCAATACTACAAACGATGCGACTTGATGCTGGTTCACAAAATGGAACATCACAAGGTAAAACAAAAAGAATATATGAGATTACAATAAGACTATTTGAGTCTGTTGGTGTAGAGGTTGGTGAATCACTTACTAACATGGAACGTATACCTTTCAGAACATCTGCTGATCCTATGGATCAAGGTATACCACCATTTACAGGTGATAAAGCTGTAGAATTTAGAGGTAACTACGACACTGATGGATTTATTTTTGTTAGACAAACACAACCTTTACCTTTAACAATATTATCATTATACCCTGAGTTACAAACGAATGACTAAAAATTTATTACAGATAGTTCCTTATATTTCTAAACATGGTAAGATCATCCTTGCAAATCAAATGAACCACGTTTTGATGGATCAAGATGCTAAGTTTGATGGCGATGCAATGGAACTAGAACAAGACGGATTAGCTTACACGTGTATTATAAACAACGAGCCTATTGCTTCTGCGGGTATGAAGATCATATGGAATGGTGTAGCAGAGGGTTGGGTCTTAGCAACAAGTAAAGTTTGGAATCACCCACTAGTTATTGCTAGAGCTATCAAGAAAAATTTTGCAAGACTAGCTAGAGAAAATAATATAAAAAGAGTACAAACAGCTGTAAGAGCTGACTTCAAAATAGGTTTGAAGTTTGCTTCATGGCTTGGTTTACAAAACGAAGGATTGATGAAACATTATGGTTTTGATGGTTCAGATCACTTCAGATATGCGAGGATTTTTTAATGAGTTTTGTTTTTGATATAGCAGCAGCACAACAAGTATCAGCAATGGGTAAATTTAATGAAGCTGTTTATAATCGTAATGCACAAATAAAAGAACAAGAAGCAGATGCTATTGCTCAACAAACTGAATTTGATATTGCAAGATTCGATCAAAACTATCAAAAATTAGTTGGTAGCACAAATGTTGCAGCAGCAAAATCAGGTATTCAAAGATCAGGAACATTTTTTAATGTGCAAAGATATAATGCTGAACAAGCTGAAATACAAAAAGATGTTATGGAATATAACTCTCAGGTGGCAGAAGCACAAAAAATAGAAGAAGCTAATTTTGCAAGAATATCAGGACAGATAAAAAGACAAGAAGCTAGAATTGCTCAACTTGGATATTACTCAAGAGCTGGTGAAAGTTTGTTAAGAATTGGTCAAGCTAAAGGAATAATTTAATGAAGATACCCACGTTTACAGCAACTGCAAGACCTACTGCTGAAGCAGCTGGTGTTACTACAAATGTGCAGGTTGATCCAAGACAAAATGTTGCGTCAGCATTAAGACCATTAGGTAAAGCAGCTGAAGATTATTATGTTAGAGAGAGAGCTATTGAAGATAAAGTTAATGCAGGTGAATTAAGTTCTAAAGCAAGAGTAGATATTTTCAATGCAGAACAACAAGCTCAATTAAAATTAACACCTACTGCTGGTGTAGAATATTTTGAAAAAGAATATGAAAAAATAAAAAATAAATATTTATCTCAAACAAATAATAAAAACGTAGCTGATCTTTTTACTATAGGTTTAGCACAAAATAAAAAAACTTATGTTAATAATATTTTAAAAATAACAAGAAATAAATTAGTTAAAAATAGAGTAGGACAAGTAGAACAAAAAGTAGCTTCTGATATTTTAGCAGCAGTATCTTCAGGTGATCCATACTCATTTAAAACTTTATCAAAATCATCTTTAGATGCTTATCAAGGTTTAGTAAATGATGGAATTATTGGTAAACCACAGTTTGATGAATATAAAAGAAACTTTCCAAAACTTGTAGAGATTGAACAAGTTAAATTTTTAGCACAAACAGATGCAGCTGGCGCTGCTGTTGCATTACAAGACCCAAATAATTTTAAACAAATAACAGGAGATGACAGAAAAAAATTAATTACAGAAGTAAGATCAAAAGCTAGATTTGATGGTGAAGTTTTAAAATTTAATAACGCTTCAGTAATAAATAAAAATTTAAAAGCAATATCAGATAGAATAAATGGAAGTGATGCAAACAAAGTTCATGGATTAACTGAACAAGAACTTTTAGAATATTCTACTGGTGATGCAAAAGCTGATGAACAAATTAAAAGTTTTAATGCAAAAATTAATGATGGTAAATTTAGTTATGATAGTAATTATAATACGAATACAACTATTATAGAAAAAATAAATTTAGGAGAAATAACAAACGCAAAAGATCAGTTTAGACTACCAGGTGAAACAACTGCAAAAAGTATAATTGAAAGAGCAGGAGATGGTCAAATTAACGATAATGATCTTAATTTTTTATCAACATTTATAACAAGAACATATAACAATACATTTTCAGATCAAGATAAACAATATATTCAATGGTTTGATAATCTTACACCTTTATTACAAGGTAATGTTTTTTTAAGTTATTTTGATAAAACTTATAATAATAAAGCTAGTAAGCTAAGACAAGTATACTACAAAAGATATATTGATGGTTTAAGAAATGGAGTTACTATTGAAAATTTATTATCACCAAACTCAGAAAATTATATTGCTAAAGACATAAAAAATCTTTTACCTAAAACATCTGATCTTGGAAGCATTGTGAAATCAATAGCAGAAGAAACAAATCAAAGTGAAGTTCCTCCAAGATTAGAAGGTGAGACAGCTCTTGAATATGAAAAAAGAACAATGAGTCAGTAATGGATTTAGGACAAAAAGAACTCAGATTAAATGATGCAGGTTTTAGTCAAAAAGAAATAGCTGATTGGAAAAAACAAAAGATACAAAAATTAAACAG